CGAGAATAAGAGGTAGCTTGCTTAGTAAAATATGGCTAAAAAGAAAGTCGTAGTAAAGGTGGTTCCGCGGAAGAAGAAGACCGCGAAGAAGGAATCAGAAGTGACCAGACTAGGGTATGCATTGAGAGCAATGGGTGCACTGGGAGGTGGCAAAGTAGGCGCTTATCTTGGCAATCCAATGGCCGGGGCGGCAACGGGCACTTCGCTCGGGGCCGCGCTCAGCAGATGGTTGGGTGCCGGTGACTATTCGATCAAGTCTAACTCCTTGGTCCGGCAGTCGCCTGATGGGACAATTCCTGCCATGCACAACAATAACCAGAGTATTGTAGTGCGGCATAAGGAATTCGTTTCTGAAATTTTGAGCTCCACCTCGTTTAATGTTCAGCGTCAGTTGGTCATTAATCCGGGGCAAAGTGTCACTTTTCCGTGGTTGTCAGGCATCGCGTCGCAATTCGAGGAATATGCGATTCGAGGCATGGTGTATCATTACGTTCCGACTAGTGGTACCGCCGTCAACAGCACGAATCCTGCATTGGGTTCTGTGATGTTGCAGACATCGTACCGTGCGAACTCTGCGGCTCCTGCGTCGAAAATGGAAATGATGAATGAGTATTGGGCTTCCGAGTCCGTGCCTTCAGATTCATTTTGTCATCCTATTGAGTGCAACCCGAAGGAGAACCCGTTCAACATTCATTATGTTCGGACGGGCGCTGTACCGGCTGGAGATAGTCAGTTGCTGTATGATTATGGCAAGACGTTTCTGGCTGTAACCGGCAATCCTTCTAACGGAAACATTCTGGGTGAGTTATGGATTTCTTATGAAATTGAGTTGCGTAAACCAGTCTTGACCAATATCAACGACTTGGATGTGACGGCTTATTCGATGACAACTAATAGTGGTCTCGATAATAACCACATGTTCGGGACGTCGCAAACGGTCATTGGCGACACTATGGCGGGGGCTGTGTCCTTCACCAATAGTGCTGCGGCTGGCACTATTATCATTGGTCCTGGTAACATTGGGTCTTTCCTAGTGACTTACTGGCTTCTTGGTGGTGGTCTGAACACGACTACATATTTCAATGTGTCTGGCGCTGGGTCAACTGTTCAAACTGTGTTTAACGGTTCGCCAAGCATTAACTACAACGGGACGGCCGTTTCATCGGGCGCCAACCTTGTGGTTGTCAACATAACAGATCCTAATACTACAACGACTTTGTATTTCACTAACAGCGCGTTTACAGCAACACGCGTCGGTGTTACGATTTCACCTTTTAATCCTACCATTCATTAGCAAAGAGTGGACTGGGCAAGCAACTGGGGCTCTAAGTGGGCTGATGAACCCCCCCTATCAATTGAGTTTGAATCAAAGAACATGACGTTGGTCGCTCGTGTTTGGATGTAATTGACCGCTTCGGC